TTGGCCCCGTCCAGCGCGTCGAGCGCGTCAACGAGCTGAACGCCGAGCTGAACACGCTCTTCGACGAGATCGTCAAGCTGGAGAAGACGGAGAAGGGCTGGGACGATCTGCAGTCCCGCATGCGCGAGGCGAAGGGCCCGGAAAGCGGCAAGGCGGCGCCGAAGCACGACACGACTCTCGGCCGGCTCGTCACGGAGCGCCCCGAGTTCAAGCACATGTTCGTCGACAAGCGATTCAAGGGCGGCCACACCTTCTCCCTCGATCAGGTCCGCCCGAGCGAGATCCTCGCCAAGGTGACCGACTTCGACACCGTCGGCAACATCGGGTTCAAGACGCTCTTCGAGACGGGCGCCGGCTGGGCGCCGCAGTCGATCCGTCTGCCAGGATTCGTCGAGGCGGTCAGCCGCCCGATTCAGGTCCTGGACATTATCCCGATCGGCCAGACCCAGCAGGCGGCGATCGTGTTCATGGAGGAGACGACCCGGACGCACGCCGCGGCGGAGAAGGCGGAAGGTGTCGCGTTCGCTGAATCGACGTTCGAACTCACCGAGAAGACCAGCAACGTGCGCAAGATCACGGACTCCGTGCCGGTCACGGACGAGCAGCTCGAGGATGTCGCCATGGCCGAGAGCTACCTCAACGGCCGTCTGGTCTTCGGCCTGCGCCAGCGGCTCGACGGGCAGATCCTCGCGGGCGACGGCATCGCGCCGAACCTGCAGGGCCTGAATACGCTCACCGGGATTCTGACCCAGGCCCTCGGCGCCGATCCGATTCCCGATGCCATCTTCAAGGCCGGCCGTCAGATCCGGGTCACCGGCCGGGCGATGCCGACCCATGTGCTGCTCCATCCGAGCGACTGGGAGGAAATCCGGCTGCTGCGCACCGCCGACGGCATCTACATCTGGGGCAATCCCTCGGAGGCCGGTCCGGAGCGTATCTGGGGCTGGCCGGTGGTGCAGGAGGACATCGTCGCGGCAGGGACCGGCTTCGTCGGCTCGTTCCAGCCTCAGTGGGTGTCGCTCTTCGAGCGCCGCGGCGTCGATGTGCAGGTGGGATACAGCGGAACGCAGTTCCTCGAAGGCAAGCGCACCGTGCGCGCCGATGTCCGCATGGCCCTCGTGTTCTTCCGGCCGGCGGCGTTCTGCAAGGTAACCGGAATCTAGTCCTGTCGCTGGCACGCGAGGAGGTAACAAATGTCACCAGTCATGGCAGGAACCCGGAGCCTCAAGACGGTCCAAGCGGAATACGACTTCGCCAAGGACGGTGGGGCGACAGGGACGATTACTCTGCGCGCGGTCGACGGCAGTGGCAACGCGATCCCGGCAGGATCCGTCATCACGGGAGGCTACGTCGATGTGGAGACGGCCTGTGTTTCCGCGACGGGCACGATTGCCCTGCAAGCCGAGGCGGCGGGAGACGTCGTCGCGACGGCCGGACAAGCCTCATGGACTACCGGCCGGAAGTCCGTGGTTCCGGCAGGCACCGGCGCCACCGCAGTGAAAACCACGGTTGAGCGAAACCTGAAGGCCGTGATCGCCACGGCGGCCTTCACGGCGGGAAAGTTCAGAGTGGTGCTCTTCTACAAGTGAGGATATGGAGGGAGGGAGGAACACCATGAACAAGCGTTATTACGATGACGGGACAGTCAAGCAGTCCGACTGCAATCATCCCGCGTACTCCCTCGAGGCCGGGGAGCTCCTCTGTGTGGTCTGCGGCAAGCCGTCTTCGTCAAAGAAGTGGCGCACAAACATCTTCGGAGAGAAGGCGGCCGGAGAGAAGGCCGTCGAGCGGGAGATGACGGAGAACAAGGGCCTCAGTCGGCCGCCGGAAGCGAAGCGCCGGGCGCGATAGATCCTGATGGAGGCCGCCGATGTCCCTAGGTCCGCACGCCCTGACATCGCTCAACGAGGTCAAGGCGGCTCTGCGCCTGACGGCCATCGACCACGATGAGGAGCTCAAGCGGCGCATCAACGCGGTAACCGATCGCTTCGAGCTGTTCACGCGGAGAAAACTCAAGGCCCGCACGTACAAACCATCCGGCGCAGCCGCGGGAGAAGAGAACCTCCTTCTGAACGGCGACGACCGGCTGACCGATAAAGCCTTCCTTTTCCCCGAGTGGCCTGTCAACAGCATCACAGCCCTCACGATCAAGGATTCCGATCTCGCCGATCCCGAAGTGGTGGACGTAGCCAAGCTCATCATCGACAACAGCATCCCGGGCCGCATCATCCTGCTCGAAGACGATCGTATCTGGCGCAAGGGACAGAACAACATCGAAGCCACCTGGAACGGAGGACTCGATCCAGTCCCTGCGGAGCTCGAGGATCTCTGCATCAAGCAGGTGGTGCAGGACTTTCTTGAGCGCGACCGCGGGCGGGAAGGGGTCTCATCGCTCAGTACCTCCGGAGAATCCGTCACCTACACCCCGCGCAATTTGATGATGGACGTGGAGCACGGCCTGGAGCGCTATCGGCGCATGCTGGGGGCATGATGGCTGGCGAGATCAAGATCAAAGTCGATTCGGGTCCCTTCGTGCGGATGATTCTCAAGGACCTCGGCCCACGCGCTGTCAGTTCCGCCGTCATGGCCGGCATCCGTGACGCGACGCGCTCCCTGCAGAGGCTGTTGCGGGCACGCATGCCGAAGAGGACCGGCCGCTCGCGCCGCCTGATCGTGGCGCGTCGCGTGCGCCAGGCGGGCCCGCTGTTCACCGGCGGCGTCAGCCGGCCGAGAATCCTGAACATCCTGGAGTCTGGTGCGGGAGCGCATGACATCGTTCCGCGGCAACGGAAGGCGCTGGTGTTTGGTGACGGGCAGTTCGTGGCCCTAGTACGCAATCATCCCGGTATTGCGGCGCGGCCGTTCTGGGACACGACGGCCAAGGCCGGTGAGCCGGAGGCCCTGCGCGTGTTCAATGCGAAGATCGAGGACATGATCCGCAAAGCGCAGGCGAGACGATGACGGCGAGCGTGCGTGAGTCGATCCTCGTGGACGTGCTGTCGGCAGTCGCGGCGATCAACGGCCTGGCGCCGTTCGAGACCGCGCTGAAGAAGCGAAGCCGCGATTTCCTTCCGCCGGAGAAGCTGAACAGCAGCGACTACCCGGCGCTCTTCGTGACAGGCGGGAACGAGGCCAAGGAGTTCGGCGTCTACGGCAAGATGCGCGCGAGGCTGAATGTCGAGTTACGTGGCTTCGTGCGGCGCCGGACGGGGATACCGCTCTCGACGGACGTCAACGCCCTCATGGCCGATGCGGAGCGGGCCGTCATCGCGGATCCGACACGCGGAGGTCTGGCGCTGGTGACGAAGCCGCTCGATGCGACAGTCGATGAGCTGTCGATCGCCGACGATATAGGCGGATTCCTGCTGCCCTTCGAGGTGGATTACTTCTACGACATAGGGAGCCCGTGATGTTCGTCCACGGCAAGAACACGAAGGTCTACGTGAATGGCTACGATCTCAGCGATATGTTCCGCGCGTCGTCGATTCCTGCCGCGTCGGGCACTGCTGAGACGACGACCTACGGCAAGTCGGACAAGACCTTCATCGCCGGGCTCAAGGAAGCGACGATTTCGGTCGAGGGCCTCTTCGACGGTACGGCGGATAAGGTTGACGAGGTGCTGGCGCCGATCCTCGGGGCTTCGGCGAAGAGCGTCTGGACCATCCTGCAGGGAGGGGACGTGCTCGGCGGCCGCGGCGTTGGCGTCGATGGCATCGAGACGGCGTACGAGGTCACCAGCCCGATCGAGGATGCCGTCCAGGTGACTGCCGAGGCGCAGTCCTCATCCGGCCGGGACGGGATCATCGTCCATCATGCCCTCGCGGCCAGAACCTCAGACTTCGACGGCGCCGGCGTCGATGGAGGTGCCGCCAGCACAAACGGCGGGATCGGCTACATGCACGTCACGGACTACTCTGGCTTCTCCTCCGTCGTCATCAAGATCCAGGATTCGGCGGACGACATCAGCTATGCCGACCTGCTGACCTTCTCCGCTGTCAGCAGTGCACCTCTGGCCGAGCGCCAGGCTGTTGCGGGGACGGTCAGGCAATACACGCGCGTTGCAATCGATGTGACGGGAATCGGATCGATCACATTGTTCGCAGGCTTCGGCCGGAAATAGGAGGCTTCATGGCGTTCGTCCACGGCAAATCGACGGCTTTCAAGATCGACGACTCGGCCGGAGCGCTGACCGACATCAGCGCCTACTGCATGAATGTCGGATTCCCGCGCGCCGCGGGAACGGCCGAGGTCACCACGTTCGGCGATTCGGACAAGGAGTTCATCTCCGGATTGAAAGAGGGCACGATCTCGATCGAGGGGAAATGGGATCCGGTCGTCGATGCTCTCCTGAACGGCATTCTAGGCCACGGCACGACGAAGACGTTCGAGTACGGCCCCGAGGGAAGCGCGGCCGGCAAGGTGAAGTACACGGGTGAGTGCATCTGCACGAGCTACGAGGACAGCAGTCCCGTGGAAGACGCGGCCGGCTTCAGCGCGGAGTTCCAGATCACCGGGGCCGTGACGCGAACGACGTTCTAATGGAGGACGCATGAGCAGGCTGACACGCGAGGCGATTCTATCCGCTCCTGACATCACGGAGAAGGAAGTCGACGTTCCCGAGTGGGGAGGGTCCGTCCTGATCCGCACCATGACCAAGGCGCAGCAGGTGAAGTTGCGCAGGGAGGCGATGGTGGACGGCAGCCTAAGCGAGGATCGTCTCGAGATCCTGATCTTCGTGCATGGCGTGGTGGAGCCGCAGTTCACCGCGGAGGATCATGACACGCTGAAGGGCAAATCGGCCTCGGCGATGGACCGCGTGCTCCTGGAGATCTATCGCGGCTCGGGCATGACGAAGGAGGAGGCCGCCCGTATCGAGCGCGCCTTTCCTGGCGGGACACCCGAAGCACGATCCTGATCTCGTCTTCAGCCATCGCCTCGCGCGGGAACTCGGCATGACGGTCGCGGATATGCACCAGAGGATGAGCGTGCGCGAATATATGGGGTGGCTTGCCTTCTTCGCGGCCGAGGATCGTGAACGCGCGAAGCAGGTCGCGCGCCTGAAACGGAAAGGCGCCAGAAGACCGAGGAGACGATAGGTGGCAAGCATCGCTGTCCGCATGACCGCGGATGTCGGATCGCTGACGAACTCCTTCGGTCAGGCGCATCAGCTCGCCGAGTCGTTCAAGACCAAGATGGAGTTGTCCGGGAGCGCCGCGTCCCGGGCCTTCGCCGTCGCATCGACCGCCGCCAAGCGTTTCGTCGTGGGCGCCGGGAACGTCCTGACTCATCTCGGCCGTCTCTCCAGCGTCGCGAGCGCCAGCGCCGGGATTCTGAGCAAGCTCGCCGGCAAGAACGAGGAGCTGAAGAAGAAGCTCGAAGGCATCACGATCGCGCTCGCCATTCTCGCCCCGGCCCTTTCCGCGCTCGGCCCGCTCGTGGCGTTCCTGTCCGGTCCGATCGGCCTGGTCGTCGCGGCGATCGGTGCGGCGATCCTGATCTTCCTGAAGTGGGAGGCGGTCTCAACTTTCGTCGTCAATTCCGCGCAGGCCGTCTGGGCGAAGCTCGGAGAGTTCTTCGCGCAGCTCTGGGAGGGGATCGCGATGGGGGCGAGCGGACTCGGGCAGATCCTGCTCGGCGCCATGACGTTCGATCGGGCCAAGATCTCCGCCGGGCTCGTGGAGATGATGGGCGGCTTCGAGAGCATGAAGGAGACGGTCGTCGGTGCCGCGTCAGGCATCGCCAGCGGCATCAGCGGAGTGGTCGATCGACTGGCCGACATGGCCTCCGCGTTCCTCTCGACGCGCGCGGTTGTTGAAGAGGAGGCCGGGGCGATCGGGGACGAGATGGTCGCCCTCTTCCGGGAGCAGCAGGGAGGGGAGTTCGCTGCGGCGCGTGCGGTGGAGATGGCAGCCCTGACGATGACAGCCGAGCAGGCGCTCGCGGATCAGCGTAAAGCGAACGCGGATGAATACCTCGGGATCATCGAGGCCGGGCTCGACGCGGAAATGCAACGCTACCTCGCGCAGGAAGAATTTCGCGCGTTGGAGCGTGAGCTCGAGGAAGAGAGAAGGGTCGCGGCCGAAGAGGCGATGGCATTGGCGAAACAGCGCGCCATCGGCGCGGCCGAAATCACGGCCGGACTATTCGGCAAGGAGAAGGAGTTTGCGATCGCGATGGCGCTGATCGAGACCTACATGGCAACCGCGAGGGCCCTCGCGAGCGCCCCGCCGCCGGCCTCGT